CTTATTTTATGATACAGGTTCATTGAGTTCTCAAGCATGGGTTACTGTTAACCCTGTGAATATCGTTCGTGATCTAGCAGCTATCAATAGACACAACGTAACGCATACGAATAGCAAAGGAGTACCATATGTTTACAGATGTGCAGTAACGCTGATGCCCAAAATTAGGATCCAATCTGGAAGTTCGTACAATGACATACTTGGCGAGGATGCGAATTGTATTCAGATTGCGGATTTTTTGACCGCGCCTAATACTTGGGTAACTAGGAACGCTCTAGTTAAGGCTCATGCTGCTAGAGAAAATATGTTCAAACAACAAGGTGTTAAGAAATCGGAAAGAGGTGCATACTCTAAAACGATTCGTCCAGTTTGGGATGGAACCCCCGGCACCTTTTTGACCCCGAAGCATTTTGAGGCTTCTGGTGGTGAGGACTATACCATGGGAACATGGGATTATACGGCTTTGAAGGCTGATGATGGCGATTTGAATCATATCAAATTATCTTATTCTGGCGTTACGGACGACAGTATAATGTCAATTTATTTGGCAAGTCGAAGCCAAATACGTCCAGATAGTAATACGTTTGACGATGATGATAACCAACCTGCTGATTCAAATATTTTAAGGCAGTTGCTATCACCAACTTTAGGTATTAGTTCTAAAGATGATGATGTTATTGCTTTAGCTCGTGACGAACAAGATAATCCTCCTTATGATCTAACTGTATCAGAAGGGGATGCGTCACATCCAGTTTGCGTTGGACGTCAAATGATTGGCGGATATGCAGGCTTGACAAGTACAGAAGTGTATGATATACCATGTGGAATTTTTGGAATATCGGCTTTGAATGCATTTATGGACGCAGGAGCTAGTAAAACAATTGGTATGAACATTAAAGTGGAAGTATTAGGCATATACGAGATGTGAATATGAAAATTGAAGCAAACCCAACACCAGCCCAGATAAAATGGTTTATTGTAGCTGTTTTAGTTATGGCAGGCGTAGGACACGAAGAGTTAATGTTAATGGTGGGTTTGTAAGTGACTTTTTTAATTGTTTACGGACCTGCTTATTCATTAATAAGCCGTGGAATCAAGAAGAACCTAGATACGGCTAGGCGCGTAAAAAAGTTGGTAGAAGGTCCAGATATTGGCAGTCCTGAATACCATAGAGAGCGAGGTTACAATCCAGACGGAACGCGGTATGATCCTAATCATAGGGTTGTTCCTCAAGGAATCATACACGACGCGGTGAATCCGCATACTCCTGATGTTGTGTATGATAAATATACAATGTCGATTCTGGCTGAGGCGATGTCTTCCCAGCAGCCGAAAAGTAAGCCAGAATCGGCACATCGATTTATTCGGCCGAAAAGCAAAGATAAATTATTATACAAAAATTGACAATAAATCATAAGCTCGTTGTTGTGGCAAATTCTGTTCATGTAATTATGAACAAAAGTACCCCAACCCCAATCCTAATAGTTGGGTGACTGCTTGACTGTTGCACAGAGCAGTTTTTTGCGCCGCCATAAGCACGAAGTGCTGCGGCGAAGGCTTTTTTTGAAAAAAGCCCACACCAAAAATACAAGGGCGAGAGCGGTATGGGTGGGGGAAATCGAACGGAATAGTCATAAATGAAGTGGTTATCGGACAATACGGTGCGTAATGATAACGATAACGATACAAGATGCAGATGATATTGAAGAACTATTTTTGATGTATGAAAGAATGAAACAGATCTTGGACTGTTGGAATGGGGAGTGTGACCATGGGGAATAGTGGTCGACTTTGTCAAAATTGTCGGAAACAAAAAAGCTTGAAATGGGATCCCGAAGGGAAGCAATGTTATGATTGTAAATATCCAGATGCTATTGATGCGGAGAGCTTTAAATGATATTCTGGTATTGCCCAGAATGTCACCAAATACTGACAGTTAAGAATACCAAATACGAAAGTATGGAATACTGTTATAATTGTCAAAGCTATTGCTATGCAAAATGGAGGTTGTGGTAATGTCCATGCATTCAGTTTGTTATGTATGTGGCAAAACTTTCAAGAAACGATGGAGCAAAGAGAAAGTAAAGCGTTGTGCGCGATGTGTACGAGAAAGCGGGGATAGTTGGAAATGGAGCAGGTGGAAGTAATGGATCCAAATGAATACATGACAGCTATGAAACCGAAAAAGCCATGTCCGTTTTGTATTAATAGAGCGGATATGCATCTTAAACCGTGTAAACACTTATACCAACGGTTGCGTTGGGAAGCAAATAGGAACGCCAAGGACTGTACCGAAGGAGAGCCAGCGAATGCTGGGGCACATGTTAGCGTACCAACGGGGGAGAGGAATTATCATTTCGCCTCTCTCCCAACCTTCTTTTCTAGTTACGGAGAATGGATCGTCCCAGAAAACCGAAGGGTCTGGAGATTATTAAAAAAGAGACATGAACGTGAGAAGGTTGATAAATGAAACACCCTGTGTGGGAGTCCAGAACTCCCCGAAGGAGAGTTTTGAAAATCTTCGATTTCAACCGCAGGCGGACTTGCGGAGCAGGCGGCCGGGGCTTGGGACGGATTCAGTATGAATATAAATAGGTAAACTTCATGCGGTACCTATGGCCAAAAAAGCACTTGCTGTAAAATTACCAACGAATAGAACCTTATTTTATGATACAGGTTCATTGAGTTCTCAAGCATGGGTTACTGTTAACCCTGTGAATATCGTTCGTGATCTAGCAGCTATCAATAGACACAACGTAACGCATACGAATAGCAAAGGAGT